TTAAACATTAGTTGATGCTCCCATATTTCCCCGACACACAGTATGCTGAAACCAGCTCAGTTTTGTACTTAGAGAGCTTGTAGTCGCTATAGGCGTGTACTAGTTCAAGTTTTGCATTATCACACGCTGTAGGCGATTCAAACTGTATTGATACCGTGTTCATTTGTGAGAGCCAACTCACATAGATTGTGAATATTAATGTGGTCATTGTTTTTAGTCCTCATCTCTTGCTTTTAACATTGCGTCTGCTATTAAATAAGACTTTTCGGCTGTAAGATTTAAATCAACAAAATGTATATTATCTACTACACAAAATCCTTGCATAGCCTTTGCTGCAAAATAATCGCGTAGCGTCATACCCTCTTGCACATATCCATCCACAACAATAGGAAATGCTGCTGGTTCATTTAAATATTTGCTCATTTTATTTCTCTCCATAAATTTTAGAATAATTTACATGACCATTCCAGTCAGCAGCTTCAATCAAAGATGGCATAAAGTATTTATTTGGCTCGTCTTTTGTGGTCGGATAAAATATACCATTAACTTTCTCAAAATGTACAGACTTTTCGTATTCTGTACAATTATCAATAAAATCAATAATCGCATCTACATCGTAATTTTCATTAAATAATAAATGACAATCACCAATCCGATAACACAAGTCTCGCAACTCACGAGTGACCATCGCTTCTCTGCAATCAAGTCCAGAATAAAGCAGCATCTCAATAAACTCTAAATAATCACAGTCATTCATAATGATATCAGCAATACACATTAAATCACGCTGTAATTGCTTCTCACGAGCTAAACGTAACTTTCTGATGATAGTGCCTGCTCGTTCAATTTCTATTAGATCAGAAGGCTCTTGTGGGTATAGAGCTGTTTGTAATTTGTCCATTAGTCCTCCAAAAAATCAGAAATCTTATCGCTAAAAAACTCAATGAACATCCCTAATGCAATTAGGGTTTCAGAGGTTATTGATAAGCAGATGTAAAGCAATATCACGGGTATTTTTAATGCAGTGATTAACTTATTCATCTTCAGTCCAGTATTCTATTAATTCATCAAAGTCTTCAGGCAATATCTGATTCACAGAATGCTCATATATACCAAAATCAATTCGTTTGCCTGATATCATATAGAAACGAATCACTTTGTGCTTGATATCAAAGCTCATATATTCGACATTTGCGTTATTTATAACAATAACTTCATTATTTTGTAATCTAATGCTTGAGTGGCTCATTTGTTTTTCTCCAAAACTATATCAGTTAAATCATCAATTATTTTAATCAGTTCATCAGTGTGATGGTCGGGTACGTTAGATTGCATAAAAACGTACATCTCTAAACCAGATAGCAACTTTAAGATACGGAGTGCTTGTTCTTTATTCATTTTCTACTCCAATGCCATGTGCTTTTTCAATACTGCGAACTAAATCTGTAAAAGAAACATCTCGATGAATTAAATGTACATTATCTTTAATCCATTCATCACTTAAAGGTTCACGCTTTAAATCATCTTTGGCTTTTGCATAGCCCCGCTGATACATCTCACGAGCCGTTTGTGCCGGCTCACGTTTTTGTGGTGCTAGGTCTAGTTCAGATTGTATATCCCAGTACAAATCATAATGAGTTTCTTTTAATTCGCGCAGTGTATCTCGCACTCTTTTTAACAACTCTCTTTCTTTACTCATAACTCATCCTCATACTTTTCTAAAACTTCATCAGCATCTTCTATTCTCGAATAACACAAATTGTAATCATCATTGTAATAGGCATTACAGATACCTCTTAAAACTGTAACCAGTTCATTACGTTGAGCAATCACTACACCTATCTCTTCTTCGTACAAATCATTCACCATCTTATTGCTCCTATTCTTTTTAGTACCGCATGGACTTTATAAGGGCGTTCTTTTTTAAATATATGCGTCATAGTCATATCTCTAGTAAACATCGCGTATTTAAAACTCCGCCATTCTACATCCCATCGATTGAATCCTCTTTGGCGTACTCTCATAGCTCCACCTCATCAATGATTTCCTCAAAAGAATTAAAAAAATCTTCTTTAGTTGTGACGAACATTTCACGAAGTCTGTTTGAATTAAAATAGGCAATTCCTTCAACCCAGTTATCGTTAATTTTTACATGACACGCAGTTTCAAGTAGGTAAACGTCACCTGTTTTTTTGTTTTTGTATTGAATGCTCATAGATCCACCTCACATTTAATCATTTTTACTACCCTCTCTAACCACAGTTTGCACAAGTTCTTCAGACACAGTTTCCAGTATCTGACGGCATGATTCCACAATAGCATGGTAATGACCAACACCTTCTAAGTGTGAAAAGTTATGGTCTAGGTTGCGTAGTAATGATATTGCTTTAATGATGTCACGATTGGTTTCTTCAATTACACCCAGTTTATAGTTGCTCATTAAAACCTCCCCTCTTTTTCAACATAAAATTTAATAAATTCGAGCATCTCATCTACGCTCAGTTCATCATACTCACAGTGATTCTTTCTAGCTGTAAATTCTACTCCCTTGGGGGACATAGTAGCCACAAAGTTCACAGTTTTAAGCTCGGAGCAGTAATGTTTACCTGAGGTCATTCTATACTCAAATGAGGTTAATAACCATTTGCCATCATCTTGATAGTCTGTGAAGCAGTCTACCCATTTCCATGTTGTTTTTTCTTTATCAGTCATTTTTATCTCTCCGATTATATAATTATTGTGGGAAAATACTCGTATCCCAGAACCCATCGATATCTGACATCACAAGGTCAGGTACGGTATATTCTTTGCCGTACTTGTCAATGTGTTCCACAATTGACCAGTAAATGTTATAAGGAATCTGTTCATTTGAGATGTTTACTTCAAAAGATTCATCTTCAGATATTGAGTAAAACTCAATATTTAAATCGTCAGTGTTGGTTTCTGATTCATCAGCATGGTCAAAAGTAGCTGGAATACTGACGTGATACTCCGACCATGATGCATTAACACACGCGATACAATCGCCTTGTGTGTTGTTGATGTAGAATTCAATTTCGTGGTCTTTTTGTGTAACATTATTTTTTAACATTTTTGCTCTCCAGTAAAATAATTAAGTTGACGTATATTATTCGTATTTGACGTTGTTGTCAAATTTATTTATCACAAATGTAAAAATAATATGCATTATTTGTTCTGTCTTCTTCATATGGTTCACAAGACCCAGTATCATAAACCCATGCATCTCCACGAGAATTGAGGTTACCTGCCCAGTACACAATGCTATCAGCTAAGAATCTGTTGTCATTGCAATTATATAACATGGTGATTTCTTCAATCAAGGGTAAACGCCATCCTTGCGCTTTTTGTGCCATAGTGAGCTTTTGTTCTGCTGTGTCATAATTGCCAAATTGCATGGAAGGTGACACATGGAATGGTAAGTCCATTATATCTGTGATTAATGTTGACTTAATGGTCAACTGTTGACGAAGAGCGTTCATAAACAGGATGGCTTCTTCGCGTGAAATATCTTGAGCTGCGTCCCATGAATAGGTTTCGCTTCTTGTAATTGCAATCATTTTTATCTCTCCAGTAAAAATTAATTAATATGCCCACTCTGGGCGATAGTTTGATTGTGGTTCTTCTTGTAATTCAAGGTATTCTTTGTATAAGTCAGATAGTCTGACTCCTTCGTACGCCCAGCCTTGAATTTGTTCTAGTGTCATGCTTTGCACAAATTCTTCGTAAGTGAATATATCGTTCATCTCGTTTCTCCGTAATTCATTTAAGTTGACGCTATTATAATCTTTTTTACGTTCTTGTCAAAAATAATTGATACCTGAATACACAAAATCCCTTCAAACACAGGTATCACAAGGTCTGGAGGGATTATTTGGGTTTGGCAAGGAGTGCGGTGGTTATTCTATTTCATGTGCGTCCCATGAGATGTGTAGTCGCTTAGTTCCTTTTAAATAAGTAACTTTATAGCCTTTTTCTCTCAATAATGGGACAAGCATACGACATAGCATATGGCTATAGAATTCATAATCATAGTCAAAGTTATACGGCATACAAGCAGTCGAATAATCATACTCAAATGAATAAGAACCATTTTCAGCTTCTTCATAAATACGAGAATGGATTTGCTCTTTTGCATTATCAAAAACAATAACGAGTCGTTTTTTATATTTATCAAACTTTGTATCGGTAAATCTAACTATTTCCTGAGCTGTTACGAATTCGGTATACGATTTTCTAATCATCTTTATCACTCCTAAATTAAAAACAAACAAGGTAGGCTACACCAGAAAACATCTTAGTCTTGCCCACAGGTGGTACGATATGTTTCTCAAGGCGTATGGCTTCATTAAAGGGTATTAAATCGCCCGTTTCAACCATCTCTTTGAGTATCACATTAAGTGTTGCGGTATTGCTCATATGTCCGATACGATAAGTATCGTTATTGAGCTTCTTCGCGAGTAAACTCTTAGGTACAACACCATTATCGAGTAAATATGCCCATTCCTTTGAAACCTTATCGCGAGGTTCATTCGGGTCAATCAATCGTTTAATTAATGTTGTAGTGCGTTTTTTACAGTTATTTTCACCAATACCAATCGTGCCTTCTTTAATACGCTTAATTAGATTAAAGCAATCACGAAGCACGAGAGCTTTTGCCCATTCAAAGTCTTCCAAGGTTATCTCAGGCTTATAGCGATTACGAGTCACAGCAAAAAGCGAAGCAATGGTCATGACTTTTAAGTACGCTCTAGCAAAAGGCTGTCTCTGCATCTCATCAATGCCTTGATTGAATCTCATGTTGATATACACTTCCAGATTAAGCATAGCGAGTTCAACTTGTTTATTAGCAGGAACAACTTGTTCAACGTATTCCTGTTCGTGATTTAATTTAGCTTGGATGACGAGGTCACACAAATCAGTCACAATGTTCTGGTCAAGTTGAGTTAAGTGCGCACACTTATCTGACATTCCTTTGTGCGTTGAATACCGCTCAATTAAAACAAATCGAGAGATAAAACCACTCTTAGCCATTGATTCTGTAATTCCTTCATAGTAATCAAGTGTGCAATCACCGATAAGACTTATCGCAGCTCCAGTTACACCTGTGCGGTTATTTGCGGTATCCGCATGACGACTACCTCCGTAGGTTGATTTAGGTGCTGATTTACTGTGAGCATCGAGTAGCTCGTTATATAAGCCAGACATAGCGGCATCATTTTTATTCTTTAATGCGTCTACGAGTCTTGCGAATTCAGGCATCACAACAAGGATTGAGTGGTAAGGTGATGATGTGATAACCGATTTGAATGCTTGTCCTGATGATAATCTATCAAAACATACAAATTCATCGCCATTGACTTTTGCAATCGCATTTACAATCACACCAAGTGAGCGTGAAACACTTTCTTTGCCAAGACCTGACGCTGCGAGGATAACAAAATAATTATTGAGACCTGCGCCATTGAAGTTCCATTGACGACCACAGATACCTGATATCAATGCTAGTGATGCACCAATCGCGGCTTCTTTAAGTTTATAGGGTGATGCATTGTAAATGTATTTTGAAATATCCCCGATTAAACCATGGGGGAAAGGTATGTCTGTTTTAAATAAATCCTCTTCAGCAAAAAACTCAAGTTCGTCAGCATCAAAATCATATTTTAAATCATCCACATCCATGTTGTTTTCGATAGCTGCATCACGTTTACTTTTAGCGTAATCAAGTTCTGCGGTAATTCTGTCATTAGTCGTCTTAAAATAGCTATCAATAATGCTATCAAATAATTCGGTCATGCTCGTTAAATCAAGTTCATCACGAATCTTAATTAAGCATCTATCAATACGGTAATTTGTACCTTGATGCTTTGCCCTCTGTCCCACAGGTGTTGTGCGAAATATTCGTCTAACTTGTGAGTCAGAGGGTGTTGCCCGACCTAAAATACAGATTAAGGCTAAGTCTACTTCGGATAAAGATGGATAATTAAAACTTACTAAATCCGTACTTTCAGTAATGAGACTCAGTTCGAGATACTTATCACACCAAGGTGAATCGAGAATCCAATCAATTACTTCATCGTCAGTGAGGTCTGATTCAACTTCTTTTAACACAAAGTCAAACTCAGGGTCAGCCTGTAAGCCAAGTTTATCGACTAAGGCAAGTAATGCTTCATTACGATATTCAATTCGCTTTGCGAATTTTTCAATCTCGGATACCCGTAAGTCGGTATCATTTATTTTCTCAAATGTGCGCTCAATGCTGTAATTCATTGTGCCATCAGGCATTGCCTTTGCCACAGGTGTGACGATGTTACCTGTGACCACGATGAATCGTCTGAAGGAGTAGGCTTCTATTTTGTATTTAGATGACCTACGAGAAATAAATTCATCAGTTTTAAAGATGATGTGATATCCCATTCCGTACGTTGAAAGTTCAGTGTAGGAATCAAATTTACTAATGATTTCATGCATCATCTCAATAGATTCTTTAGTTGTGAAATCTTTAATATCTAAATCAATCACACCGAAATGATGGTCAGTATTCATCACAGCACCAATATCATATCCATGTGCATCAGCAAATGAAAATGCCACACTAAAAGGCATGAGATGGGACTTTATGTTGATATTACATTTAACAAGTTTATCTTGATTAGTTAAGGTATGAGGGATTTTACCTCCTATATTACCATCTACATCAGCAGCAATTAACCAGATGTTTTCTCTCTTTAATTCATCGGGTATTAAATTATAATTACGAATTCTATTTTCCATTTTTTAAATCCTTATATTGTTGTAAAAGTATAACCTTCTGCTTTATACATAAATAAAGCACTGTAAGCTGTTTGTAATGCGACTCTTAGACACATTTGAGGTGAAGAAATATCAATTTTGCCATTAACGGCTGTGTATTTAGGTATTGTGGCTAATATTTCGTTTAGTTCAGAAAGTGTATATGACCACATGGAATGGTTTATTTGTTCATTTGATATACCCATCTTTGTGAAACGGAGGGATAAATACCGACTTAATGCCATGCCATTAATAGGCATAAATAGTTCTATAAGTCGTTGGTCAGAAATGTAGGTGGATAAAAGCTCAGTTAATTCAAGTGAGTAATCAGCCACATGAGCGTTGAGTTTAGCTCTGAGTTCAAGTAACTCGGAATCAGAGTATTTAGATTTTAAGTCAAGTTCAGGTATTGCATTGAATGCAATGTAATTATGACCACAGATTTTGATGATAGCTGTGTCAAGAGATAGTTCTTTATATTTTAAGATTTTATCTGATATTTTTGGTGTATTTGAAATTTCAACAGAAAGGGGTGTAGAAGGCTCGGAAATTTCTTCCCTTTGTGGTTGTATAGGTTCAGACATAAGAATTGATTCTACCTCTGCTGGAGAAAGTTTATTGAGTATTTCTGTGACTGCTTCGAGGACTTTATCGGACACATTCTTGATGTCATTAAGTTGATTTACGACCACATTGTTGGAGATGATATCCATAGATTCATATTTCTCATAACCAATTTGAATTAACCATTCAAAGGTTTTGACTTTAGTTTCTGTGGGCAATAGTGCGTGTAAGCTATCAAACTTATCCACAATATCTTGGGTTGTGCTGAATTTTAATTGGGTTTTAGTTGACATGGTTAGTCCTTACGTTTTGAATTGTTAGCTTTTATACATTCAGACATACAGATGTCTAATATCTCAATTGGTTCTTTGTTCATTAGAATGCACAGTCTTAGGAAGTTGAAAGCGAGTCTATAGCTCACATCAATATCAAGGCTTTGCGCTCCTGTGTCTGGGGTAAATGATAGTTTTATGGTATTCATTTATTTGACCTCTTTAACTTTAAATTGTTTTTCTTCAACAGAGTATTCCAGTTTCACAGTTGGGTGAGATAATAAATCATGAAGGAGATTGATGGATTGCTCACACATTTTTGTGTGATTGGTAATCCCTGCAAAAAATTTATTTGATATTTCTGTGATTTTTATGCATGAATCAGATGATAATCTGACCATGTGACGCTTAGTTTCTGTAGACATGATAGTTCCCGAAGTAAGTAAAATATTAGGTTAGCATATTTATCAACATTAGTCAACATGAGTTGATTTTGATGTTGTTGTAAAAAAATTTATTTTTTTTATGTTATTCCTAGAGGGGGAAAGTTAAGTTGGTACCAACTTGGTACCAAGAAATGTCTTTGGTACCAACTTGGTACCACACTCAAAGCCAGTAAATATAAGGGTTTGACCTTGGTACCAAGGTAGTGATTTGTTGGTACCAACTAGGATTTTGACAATAAAATAAAAAAGGTATAATTTTATAAACTTAAAAATATATATATTATAATAAAGCTTTTTTTCTTCTTAAAAATCAATAACTTACATCACATCAGCATCCAATATACAAAATCGGCTTTTTTGGCACTTTTTCGACTTTTTGACAACAAAATAACCACACAACTTAGTAGGTTATTCAAAATTCTTGGTACCAACATTTTTTTTATGGTTATTATTTGAAAACAAGAATCCAGCAATGATGCGGGTTTGAGGGTTGGTACCAAATAGGTACCATTGGTACCAATAAAGTTTTTAGGGTTATTATTTGATGATTTTTTGGATGTGAGTTTTGCCAAATGAGGTTCAAAATCCAATTTGTGCAAAATAATTTTATGGGCTAGTGGGGTAATGTGAAAAAAGGGTCATAATTTTGATTTTAAGGTGTGCTGAAGGCACGAGGAGGGATTGAGTGCTACATTGGTATTACTTGTGACACAAAAGACCACTGTGGGTCAATTCTGAGAGGATTTTGGATTGGCTGTTGATTTTACCCTGTGACCTGATGTGTCACAAGGAGGAGCTGCGTGACCGTCCCTGAGCCACAGGAGCTGAAGAAGGAGCTGTATCCTGTGTCACCTGTGGCTAAAAATACGCCTTCCAGTTTTGTGGGATGAAGTTCAAAATTGAATTGACCATGAAAAATTTTACAGGCTAACGAGCTTTTTGTGAAATCATACCCTAAAATTGAATTCTAAGGGGTCTAGGAGACGATTTCAGGCTCTGGGTGTGGTCGTAGTATTCCTCAAGACCTGAACGGGGCATAGCGGGTAAATTTGAGCGTATTGGTCTCAGAGTGAAAAAAGTGATAAATACCACTTGAAAAGTAGTGGATTTATACCATTTTGAGATTAGGGTTTTTCTAAGTTACTGATTTATATACAATTATCTAACCTTATAAACTGTATGGTTTTATAAGTGATTGAATTCTATAGTGGTTTAACGTCTGTTTAATAGACTAGTTGACTTATCAAGTAACAATGCTGCAAACCTGATTAACTGCGAACCTGATTACTTGAAAGTGTTTAGCTGTAAATTTTTAAAGAACGTTTTTTATTCTATATATGCAAGCAATAAAAAATCATGTGACTGGTAAAGTATACCGCATAAAAGCCGCGTGGCATGACGCGCGACAAGATGACGCGCGTATTTTAACTTGTTGTTTTTGTTAGATAAATGTTTTTATTTTGATAATAAAGTAAAATTAATTTGATAAGAAAGCAAAAAAGATTAAAATACGTTAACTTTTTTATTTTTCTTTTCTTTTTTTAGGCGGTTTATATGTTAGATAAATTTATGTTAGGTTTATTTTATGTTACTGGTACAAGTTTAATTGCACTCATGAGTAGTGCGGTAGTTTTATTTTTAATTAATATCTAAGGTGGTCATTATGGTATTTATAAGCAAAGAAGACAAAAACGCCAAAGCGGTTTTACTACGCGCGTTGGGTAAAAAATATGGCGTGTCATTAACAGTCGCACGTCATAACCATTCAACTATAGTGCTAAACATATCAAAAGGTAAAATTGACTTTTTTAGTGATTATAATTTGGAAGATGATAGTGGATATATTAAAGTTAATCACTATCGAATTGATTATAATTTTTGTGGTATCTCACAACAATTTTTAAATGATGCTTTCAAAATCTTGAATAATGGCAATTATAATAATAGTGATTCAATGATTGATTATTTTGATATTGGTTTTTATATCGATATTAATATCGGTAAATTTAGAAAACCGTATCTTTTCATTAACAATTAATTTTTCAATTTTTTTTTAAGGTAGTCACAATGGATTTTTTAAAAAGCTTAGAATTGTTTTACTCTTTTACTTCACATTCTTTAAATCGTAAATTAGGAGATATGGCAGCGGTATCAACGTCAAGCCCTAGTTGTCCTGATGACTGTGCATTATTCAATGAATGTTATGGGAAAATGTCATTCACTGGTATTCACTGGCGCAAATTAGACTTAAGCGGTCTAACCTATGCGCAGGTCATGAATTACGTTGACGCAATGCGAAAACGTAGCAAACTGCGCTTTAACGTGGTTGGCGACCTTGCACACCTAGATGGCACGATTGACGCTGTAAAACTCTTAAAACTGGCTAATACAGTGAAAAATCGTATGATTGAAACGATTTTATATACCCATCATTCAATCGATAATAGTTTGAATGTTAGCGCGTTGAAGTTAGCATTCTCAAAAGGCTTGCATATAAATATTAGTTGTGAAGACACAAACAAGGCTGCGCAAGCCTTAAATCTCGGCTTAAATGCCGTGATAGTTTTACCTACGGGTTCAATTAATAAAGTCATCAAACACGAAGACTTGACGATTGTTCGCTGTCCAGCTGAATATAAAGACTCTATCCAATGCGCTAACTGTATGTTATGCGCAAAGGATAGAGTCGAGAAAAAAATAATTATTGCGTTTACCGCTCACGGTGCCAAACGCAATGCCTTATCCAAAA